TTATTTTTAGAAATAATAAAATTAATCTCAGATTTAACATTAATATGAGTAGGTTGAAAACCTTTTGATTTAATTGGTTTATAAAATATAGAATTATAATTTGTTAAAATAGGATCATTAAAATTCTTAGTATTTAATGAAAGATTAATTATCTCTACCCGAATCTTAGATGATAAAATTAATCTTATTTTTCTAAGTAAATTATACCTATAATCTACCATTAAAAAAGTATTTAAACTAGGAGAATATAATGCAAATATATTTTTTTCTGGCAGTTCATGACCTAAATCAAAATGCTCAAATTTTATATTAGATTGTTCTTCATAATATTTCTCATAATCAAACATAATATATTAAGTTTCTCCTATTTGTGATCCATAAAAATTTGAAAAACTAATTGCACCAGACATTAATGGTATAGTTCCAAAATTACTAGTTATACCCGAAAATTTAGCAGTTTTAAAATCGTTTCTACTATAAACACGTTTATTTGATGCTGGTGCTACTCGACCAGAGGCATCATTTCGTTTATAGAAACTACCTATATTCCAAACATCTCCAACACCATTTGACGAATCTCTGGGGTCCACACCACCATATAATGGATTAGGAGCATTATAACCCATCCATTCTCTAGCTATGTCATATAAAGATATTTGTCCTGATCCCACTAGTGCCATTTAAATTTCTCCTATTTGTATCTATTTATATCTTCAATAGACCAGGAAGTCTCTTCATATCATCTTTAATAGCAACTAACCATGCACTAGTAACACATACATTTAAATTCTGCATCCACTCATTTGGAAAATAAGTCAATTTTCTGTATTCTTGAAAACGTATTGTTTTGTTATCAATAAAATTTGCTAAGTATGCATCTGTGTAATACAGAAAACTATTCTCATTCCAATAACTTACATGTGTTGGATCTTGAAATGCACCTCTACCATCGGTACTAGGAACTTCAATAAATGCCCACCCACCTGGTGCCAATACTCTATGAATCTCTGCCATGATTTTAGTTTTATCATATAGATGTTCTAAGATATGACTAGCATTTAATACACCTACAGTATTATCGGGTAAAGGAATACCATCATTCAAATCAAATACTATATCTGCATCTTCTCTTAAGTCCAATGTTACATAACCTGGATAGGGATTTAAACCACCACCAATATCTAATTTAAGTAAGTTATTATTCTCTGCATCTTTTTCTGCTAATTTTCTAGCATATTCTGCAAACAATTCTTTTGTTGTTGTTTGTATTTGTTCATTTCTTGCCAACCAAGTATTATCACCTGTAATTCTATACAAATATAAAACTTTAGGTATATGTTTCATCTTTGTTACTAGATAGGTACGTATACACAACTCATGGTCATCACAAATAGAATATGTAGAATTATGACCACCAATTTGTTCATATACACTTTTACGCCATGAACGAACATGATCTGGTGCATACCAAATATATCCAAGACTATGACTAGAAGGTTCAAAACTCTTCATTGCAACTAAGTCTTTACCTTTCCAATTATATTTTGTATATTCCCATCCAAAAGAATTATCATATGGAACAAATTCATCTTTCATATGAAGAACTGCATTATCACTATATGCAAATCCTATTTCATCATCTTGAAATGCAATGTTCAATTCTTCTAAACAATCTGGTGTTAATATATCATCATGATCAGCTTCAACTAATATATCGCCAGTTGCATAACTACATGCTTCTTTTTTTAATGCCCCAACATTACTATTAGTATCACCTACACAAATAACTTTTACTTTAGGATTATTTCTAATCTTATCTGGTATATTTTCAGGTAAACATTTATTATTTAAGTATAGTATCCACTCCCAATTTGTATATGTTTGGGTACAGATTGATTCATATAGTTCTAGGAAGAAAAGAATATTACCAGGACTATGTTCGGGTGTAAAAATACTATACTTAAATTGTTTCATAATATACTCACTTAAAAATTAATTATAATGTTGGATCGTTTGGATTCTGAATCCAGGTTCCTTCTTCAGTATAGATATATTTTTTTCCAATCCAATCATCTGGTGGTGTTACTTCAGATACCAATGTTGAATTTGAAGAATTTAATTCAGTATCTACAACTTCACCTAAAAATTCTATGTTACTTTCATTCAATGTTACAACTGCATCATCATTAAAAAGATATTTTGATACTCTTGCTTCGTTTTCTAGTAATGTTTTCATTTTTTGCCTTTAATCAAAGAAAAATAAGTGGGTTAATCTTCCATCTTCTATACCTTGACCAAAATAAGGTCCGGCAGAATGGATACATCTTGCATCCATTATGATCAATCTATTATATATGTTACCAACGGAATCAGTAATATCAAATTTAGTGCTATCATAAAATCCACCATTAAATGAAAAATCTATACCTTCTTCAGATGAATGTCTAAGTCCGGTAACTTTAGATTTGTGTAATCTTGTTCCACTTTCTAATGGTGAATCTGGACTCAAGTATATCATGGCTGCCCATTTTTGTTGGTCAAAATGATATACTTGTGGATCTTCTGCGGTACATATTTGAAAACAACCATTGTGTCCATGTTCTTCCCATACTGTAATCTTCTCACCTATAATATATTCAAATGCTTCTTTAAGACCTTTAGGACGATATGGTTGAACAGAACGTAATCCTTTGTACCATTGTATATCAGTTTTAAATTCTACATTCAATGCAAACTCACGTACCTGATCTGGATTAGTATAAAAATTATCAACAACAAATAATCTCTTATTATGATTTTTATTAATCATAAAATTTAATTGTTGATTTTTATTTGTGGTTTTATCTAATGCAATTTGATGTAAATTTTGAATTCTTTGTGATGGACTATCATAGTATATAGATGTATCAATAAAAGAACAATATCTTGGAAATGCATTTGTTCTTTCTGGTTGCAACATATACGTAGTTTGTTTTAACATGTTTTCATAATCACCTAGTTCATGATATAATTCTGCCAAAGAAAATATGTGATCATTTCTACCTACTGCAAATTTATCTGCCAATTTATATGTTGCAATTGTAGCACCATAATCTTTTAAAAACTTATAACAACTTGCGGCAAATATCATAGACATATAACATGTCTCATCATCACCTTCTCTATTACCATTTGTTCTTTGTATATAATTTACATATTCTTCAAAGTAATATATTGCTCTTCTTGCATATTCTCTTTTCTGAGAATCACCTAAAGGAAAAGTATGACACTCATGTGCATCAAGATAACTCTTACCAATATACCAAAAATGATATAGATCAGTAAATAGTGTTCCCTCTCTTAACATCTTCTCTTCAAGTATTAAAGAATCACTAATAAATTTAGTAGGATTAGACCAACTCTGTCCTTCATTGTGACCAATCTGTCTAAACTTTGTAGATAAGTCTACTCTTTGAAAATTTAATCCAATAGATTCATCTTCACAATATACTGTTTCATGGCAAGTATCATGATTGAAACGCCACTTCATTGATGCATTCCACATCCATGCACGATAGTAAATACATGTTCCCGCCACTGCAGGTATATGAAAACCATGTGTTTGTTTATTATCTAATGGTGACCAATCAAAATCATCATCTACTTCTAATACTTCATCACAGTCCATTTTTAAAATCCAATCACAACCATGATCTACTGATTGGCAATGTTGAATTAAATGATCACGATTCCATCCAAAACCTACCCAACCTTCTTCAACATCATATAACACACCAGGTATTTGTTTTTCATTAAAAAAATCTTTTACAATTTGATCTGTACCATCCGTTGATCCGTTGTTTTGAATTACCCAATAGTCAATATATTTGTAACAAGATTCAAGCATCCGCCTCATAACTTTGGCTTCATTCTTGAACATTGTTATCATTACAATTTTACAATTTTTGTTCATAATGTTCTCTGTTTAATCAAATTTAATATTTCAGTATTTGCTTTTTGTTCTTCAGATGGCGAATACAATGCACGATTTCTTTCTGGTGTATTTTTTTCTGGTTCAGTTAAATAATACATTGCAATACTCTTACGATACTTATCTATTGGACATTTAATAGTTTCTGAGAAACCATGCCAAGAATTCATAGATGCATCAAACAATACTACACGATTAAATTTATTGGCAACTGTTTTTACTTTAGTTTTAGGTAAATTTAATTTACTATCATGTGACCAAAATTCTAAATTGCCACCCCATTCTTCTTTCCATTCTGGAGTTAAATATATAATAAAATTAAATTTTCTTTGTAATTTAAGTTTAGGATGAATTGAGTAATCTAGGTGTATATTTAATTTACTATTATTACCTTGTATATGCCAACCCGCACCATGTAATCCATGATCAGCAAATAATTTGATACCAGTTAATTCTTTTAACATATCAACAAAATATTCAGAATTTAGTTTCTGAAAAAACTCATATGTTGTTGGAGGAAAATGATACCAATTATTACATGCTTTTTTAACTTCAAGTGGACTGTCATATACAAACCAAGCAGGAGAATTATAATCTAAAAATTCTTCAGATAGTTTTAATGCATAATCTTCTTCTAAAAAGTTATCTATTACATAATGTGGAAAAGGTTCTTCAAAAAACATCTCATCTCCATTTTGGACCTTCAAACCATGCGGCTATACTATATCTAGTACCTCTTGTAACAGGATTTGCTTTGTGTCTTAGAAAAGAAGGCATGTAGATAATTGAACCTTGTTCTCTAGTTTCTTTATCTAAGGCAGTTCTTGTTTCAGTTATTTCAAAATCTCCACCAACATAAGAATTGGGATCTGATAATTGAATAATACAAGACAACTTTCGGTGAAAATATGGATCGTTTTTGATCCAAAAAACATCATGGTGTTCTTTATATTCACCTTGATAAGATGCATCATATTCCGCCAACTGAATAAAATCAAGTTTTGAGATATGAAAATTAAAGAAATCTCTGTTTGCTTCTATTGCAGTTTTCCATAATGCATCAAATAGATATTTAAATCTCCAATCATTAGAATTAATAAATCTAACTTTACTTCTTCTATAATTTGCATCGGTAGATATTTCACCACCTGCTACTCCTAAATGTCCTTCTTGAGTAGGTATTACTTGTGCATCAGAAATAATTTTTTCACAAGTATCTTTATCAAAATATGATTTAAAATAACACCATTCACCATTCATAATACATCCTTTATAATTTAGATTTTATATAATCTATTTGAGTCTTTTGTTCTTTCAATGCTTCAATTAAAAGTGGAATAATTTTTTCATATTGCACTGTTAAATATTTTTCACCAGATACACTCTGTCCATATTTATTACTGTCAAAAGGAGCAGGTCTGATAGCTTCAGGTAATACTTTTTCAATTTGTTGAGCAAGAACACCAACTTGTCTTTTCTTATTTGTATATCCATACTTATGTGCAATTTCATTTGCTTCATAATAAACACCTTCAACTTCATTGATCTTTCTCAAAGGTTCTTCAATATTACCTTTTATATTTTTTAATCTTCTATCGGAATAATACGCAATAATGTTACCAGTAGCTCGAATTTCTCCTGCGGGAGGAGCTGGAGTATTAACACCTAATGCACTTACTTGTGTTACTGTACCACCAGTTGGTCCAGTAGGACCACCGCCACCTGTTGGACCAGGACTACCTGTAGGACCAGTTGGACCGCCGGGACCAGGTGCACCACCTGGACCAGTAGGACCAGGTGCACCACCTGGACCAGTAGGTCCTTGAAAACCTGCAGGACCTGTACCACCGCCACCACCTTGAGCACCAGTTGGTCCAGGTCCACCAGTTGCACCTTGAACACCTGCAGGACCAGTGCCACCAGCACCACCAGTAGGTCCTTGAACACCAGTAGGTCCAGGTCCGCCAGCACCACCTTGAACACCAGTGGGTCCACCACCACCAGTAGGTCCTTGAACACCATTTGGACCAGAACCACCAGTAGGTCCTTGAACACCATTTGGACCAGAACCACCTTGAGCACCTGCTACACCTGGAACACCTGTGGCTCCCGTTCCACCAGTAGGTGCTTGAACACCTGTTGCGCCAGTAGGTCCTTGAACACCTTGAAATCCTGAAGCACCACCTGGTCCTTGAATACCAGAAACACCAGGAACACCAGTAGCTCCTGTTCCACCAGTGGGTGCCTGAACACCCGTGGCACCAGTAGGTCCTTGCACACCTTGAAATCCTGAAGCACCACCTGGTCCTTGAATACCAGAAACACCTGGAACACCTGTGGCTCCAGTACCACCAGTTGGTGCCTGAACACCCGTGGCACCAGTAGGTCCTTGCACACCTTGAAATCCTGAAGCACCACCTGGTCCTTGAATACCAGAAACACCTGGAACACCTGTGGCTCCAGTACCACCAGTTGGTGC